TGCCGCTGTGTGCAGCTTAAGATGGCGATTCTGGAAGAAATTCTTTCAGACCATGGGCAGGATGACGATTTTGTCATGGATGTCAAGAAGGAGGTATCTCAGCTTCGCAGTGGCGTCGAGGTGAAACTCGATAGCCCTCCGCAAGTGGATGGCCCCCAACCTGACACGATGTCAGTCCGTCAATTCCGGCTCATGTGCCTGGAGAATTCTCGCCAAGCAATCGTACTTAAGTTAGCCAAGGCAGCAGAGCTGGAGATGAGATCAGTTCAGTCCTCTCGAGGAAAGAAGCGCACTCGTCCCAAGACTAGCCATCATAAATCTAACCTATCCAATACCTACAAAGGTAAATAACCCGAGACTGCTCTAACCTAATAGGGAGACTCGTCGTCCCCTTGAAGAATCCAAATCCTATTACTAGGAGGTCAGACACCTTGAGAAATTCTCAAGATCTTCAGGGTACAATCTGTCATCGTCTATTCGTGTTTGGAGTACCTAGCGCATTTCACAAACGCTTCGCAGCGTGTGTGGATCGTTGGGTTCGCTGTTCTGGTGTAGAGTGGACCGTTCAGAGGTTGAAATCTCTGAAGGTTGATCTTTACCGGGACCGTTCGAATCTCGCCATTCTCACTCCTGCTCGAAAGAACAGGAAAGGTGAGTTTGCCGGGGTCGTTGGGTCCCTATTCAGGTACTCCCGTAAGAGTGAACGGACTTTTCAAGCCGTTGTACACACTTTTATGGTGTATTCCTTGTTCAAGAATCAGAAACTTACTGATTCCCAGAAGGAAAAGTTCGTTAAAGCCATTTCGGCTAAAACGAGCAAGTACTCTGAAGACTTCATAAGAGGCTTTGCAGCTTTTATGAAGGACCAGTCTAGCAGGAATAGTGTTCGGTTGGGTAAACCCCGACCGATCTTATTCCACCGTGGTTCTGAGAGTAAGAAGGCCCCGATCTTGGAGCATAAAAGTATGCCCCAAGCTGGAGCTGGCTTAGCCAGTCTCCTATACTTCGCTTGCGAGTCCCATTGGGACTTACATGAGAGGTATCGAAGTCTTTACGGTCCAGTCACAGATGGATTTGATATCCGCCTGTTTCGGGATTCCGTTAGAACGCAAGATCTTCGTTCTTGTAACGAAGAGGTAATGGGTGGAGAAATCCACTTTTTACAAGAATCAGGTCTGAAGCTGCGAGCAATCGCATCTCCCTACCTGGTTCACCAAGAAGCCTTACGGCCTCTCGGTGCAGCGCTCTATTCCCTCATGAGTACACTCCCTTGGGATTGTACCCATAACCACATGAAACCTGTTTCATTTGTTCAGTCACATCTGTCCAGCAAGCGATTGATCCACTCTGTGGACCTTTCGAATGCAACTGATTACTTCCCGTTGGAAGTTCAGGTTAAGGCTTTGCAAGCCCTAATTGGACCTCATCAGTCCATCGATCTCTTTATAGAGAT